AGATGATAAATGGAATCCGGGTGATATTTGGGTTGCAGACGCTGACTTCAAATTTAAAGAACTTAATATAGCAACCGTTGAAGGTTTAAATGACGATATTCTAGATTTGTATCTTCAAAAAAGATTAGTTGGTATTTCTTTGAAAAAAGTAGCTAAAGGTGTAAAATCAACTGAAAAGAATGTTGAGCGACCACCCGAAACCGAGGATTACATATATACTTCAAGCGAAATTAAATCTCGCGTAAGAGGCGAATGGTATACCAATAAAGGTGCTTCTATTATGTTTAAAGGCGGCCAACTTGATTTACGAGCTAATTCTACCTTTGGTTCTCATAAAGTTGAAATCCAAGGTAAAGGTGCCCGCGGCGGAGGTGTAGGTTGGGGTCCTATTACAGATGCATCAAAAAGAATTTATGGTAAAGAACTTCCTAAAAATTCTGCTATGAAAAAAGAAGCCCAGCAAATAGCTAAAGGCGATAAAAAGGCAATAAAGAATTTTACTAAACTACTTCAAATAGTAGATAAAAAAATATCAGAAGATGAAGTAATAAAGGAAATTGGTAATCTTGGCAAAGATGCTGCAGTATGGATTCACGGAAAACTCGGCGGTTTATATTTCATTCAACAAATCGCAAAGGGAGGCCAAAAGGCTAATAAGTTTATTACGCAAATCATAAATTACGCTGGTAGTTCGACATCAGATTCTAGCGCATACATAAAATTAAGTGAGAAATAATGAATATAGTAGAAAAAGCAATTTTATTTCATAAGGAAAACGATATACCATTAGCGCAAAATATCTTTCGTCCTCATAGTGAAAACTACTACAAACTTTTTAGAGAAGCAAAAACTTTAAAAGAATCGGTATTTTTAAACGAGTTTGACGAGTATCTCATGTCAACAGACATTGGTGAAATTGCAATGTATGAAGGTAAAGAAGTTCCCTTAGATCACCCATTGATTGAAGCTGAATATCAAGGTAAAAAGGTTGAATTAAATAAGCCTAAACGTGGTGGTAAAAAGAAATTTTTTGTTTACGTTAAGAATGATAAGGGTAACGTAATTAAAGTCCAATTCGGAGATACATCAGGACTTACTGCAAAAATAAATAACCCTGCAGCAAGAAAATCATTTGCAGCCCGTCACAATTGTGCTGCTAAAAAAGATAAAACAAAACCAGGCTATTGGTCGTGCAATCTTCCGCGATATGCAGCCGAGCTTGGATTAAAAGGTGGAGGCAGTTTTTTCTGGTAATGAATAAACCGTATACAGATAAAAGAATAGATAGGACTACAAGAGTAAGAACGTTTAATCATTTACTTGAGTCAGACGAACTGGTTTGGCACCGCGACTTAAAAGATAGAGTAGTAAGAGTTATTGAAGGTAGCAATTGGTATTTCCAAATGGATAACGAAATTCCTAAACTTATGAAGGAAGGCGTAGACTTGCTTATTCCTAAAATGGAATACCACAGAATTTATAAAGCAGGAGACACCGATTTGGTCTTAGAAATAAAAGAACCTACAGTGAAAACATTTAAAGAGTTTACAGATGAAATCATTTAGTTCATACGTTGAAATACAAGAAGCTGCCAAGGCTGGTAAGAATGTGCACATGACGCACATCGAAGATCGTGTTATATACGGTGGTGTAAAAGGAGCAAGGGAATCAATACTCGCTTTAAGGTCTTTAAGAGATATGCTTGCTGGTTCGGTTAATTCATCTACAAACGTAACTGTCAAATGGGATGGTGCACCTGCAGTTTTTGCTGGTATAGATCCTAGTGATGGTCAATTCTTTGTCGCTAAAAAAGGTATCTTCAATAAAGAGCCTAAGGTTTATAAATCTGAAGCAGATGTTAGAGCTGATACTACTGGTGATCTTTCGGACAAATTAGTAACAGCTTTCAATGAGCTTAAAGATCTTGGTATTAAAGATGTAATACAGGGTGACATCATGTTTACTAAAGGTGATCTTAATTCTGAATCGATTGATGGTGAAAAATTTATTACCTTTCAACCCAATACAATTGTTTACGCAGTTCCAGTAAAGTCAGAGCTTGCTAAAACAATGCAAAAGGCGAATCTTGGTGTGGTATGGCATACAACGTATAAAGGTAAAGACTTTGCTTCTATGAAAGCTTCCTTTGGTGTTAACCTTAAAAGTTTAAAAAAGAAATCTTCTGTATGGTACCAAGATGCCGATTTAAAAGATCTTTCAGGTACAGCAACACTTACACAGAATGATACTGACGAAGTTACAGAACAATTGTCAAAGGCCGGTAAGATCTTTCAAAAAATCAAATCAACTACACTGTCTGAACTTGAAAATAATTTAGATCTCGCAATAAAGATTGAAACATTCAATAATACTCTTGTTCGTAAAGGACAAAGGATTGGTAATACCGCTAGCCACGTTAAAAACTTAATTAAATGGTTTGACGAAAAGTATAAAAAAGAATATGACAAACGATCAAGCGAAAAAGGCAAACAGGCAGTTTTACAGAAACAACAAAACGAAATGCTTTTCTTTTCAAAGGATAATAAAAAGAACCTTGATATGATGTTTCAGCTTATGAACGCAATTGTCGATGCCAAATTAATCATTATAAATAAATTAGATAAGCTAAAAGATATTGATACATTTGTTAGAACACGCAATGGTTTTAAAGTTACAGGTTCTGAAGGATTTGTCGCTATTGACAATAAAGGTGGAGCAGTAAAACTTGTAGACAGATTAGAATTTTCAACAAATAATTTTTCAAAGGACGTAATAAAAGGATGGGAGCGATGAAGTCATTTAAGCAATATAACGAAGCAAAAGAAAAAGAAGTCGTCTTTACATTTGGAAGATTTAATCCGCCTACTATCGGCCATGGCAAACTTATTGATAAAGTTGCTTCCCTTGCTTCTGGTAATGATTATAGAATTTACGCATCGCAATCAACTGACGAAAAAAAGAATCCTCTTGAATATAAAGAAAAGATTAAAGTAATGCGCAAAATGTTTCCAAAGCATGGTAGAAGCATTGTTGAAGATAAGAAAGGCGTTACTGCTTTGCATATCGCGTCTAGTTTGTATGATCAGGGTTTCACAAAACTTACAATGGTCGTAGGATCTGATAGAGTCAAAGAATTTAAAAAATTACTTGTTGCGTATAATGGAAAAAAATCTAAGCATGGTTATTACGATTTTGCTGACGGCATTGAAATAGCTTCGGCCGGCGAACGTGATCCAGATGCAGAAGGTGTATCTGGAATGAGTGCATCTAAAATGAGAAAAGCAGCACTTGATGGTGATTTTAAATCCTTTTCAAAAGGATTACCTAAGGCTTATGGAGAAGACATGACACTATTTAATCTACTTCGTAAAAGAATGGGATTGAAAGAAATTACAAACTTCCGCCAACATATACAACTTCCAACTTTTTCAGAACAGCGTGAAAAGTATATCGCAGGTGAAATATTCAATATAGACGATGAAGCATACACAAAAAGCAATGTAGTCATCAAGATTAAAGAAAGAAAATCTAATTTTGTAATTGATGATGCAGGCCAAAAACACTTTATTGATTCGCTATCAGAAAAACTGAATCCTGCTTATGGCAAAAATCTTTCAAAATCTACAAAGGATAAACGTCAAGCTCAGTTTAATAAACAAGCAAAGTTAAAAGATGATGATCCTAAAGCGTATAAACCCGCGCCAGGAGATGCTAAAGCTAAAACAAAACTTTCGAAACATACAATCGCTTATCGTAAAAAGTTCGGCGAGTTCGTAGAAAAAGAAGCTCTAGAACAAGGTACCGATAAGTTAACTAAAACTTATAAAAAAGATACTCCTGGTCAACTTAATGAAAAGCAGATTGCTGGATTGAAAAAGAAATCAGAAAAGTCTGGCATACCTTATGGTATTTTAAAACAAGTATTTAATCGTGGAATGGCCGCTTGGAAAACAGGTCACCGTCCAGGAGCAACACCACATCAATGGGCATTTGCTCGTGTTAACTCCTTTATTACTAAAAGTAAAGGTACATGGGGTGGAGCTGATAAAGATTTAGCTGCAAAGGTAAGAGGAGGATGATAACGTTTAAACAATACTCTGAAGGAACGGGTAAAAGCGAACCATGGGAAGATGGTTTTAAAAGGCGTGTTGTAAAAACCACTAAGCCTGACCATTTAGAAAAAGGTTTTAAATGGAGAATTAAAGGAAAAGATCGCGATGAAATTTCGATCAAGCTGTATAAACAAAAACCAGACTTTGCAGAATTTAAAAAACAGATGAAAAGAGTGGCTGGTCATGAATTTGGAGGCTGACTTTATTATAAATAGAATAACAACCTAATAGGAACTATGAACATTTCAGAAATCAATCAAAGAAAATTATCAC